GAACTACATCGCTTGATGAATGGCAGGCGGAATTGATGAAAGATTGGCGATATAGGTTACTGTGGTATATCCGTGTACCCTTTATCTGGCTGAATATATGGAGAATTAAATTTATATGGTTGTTTAGGAGGAAGGAATGAATAAACTAAAACCCTGCACTTGTTCTGATGCAGAGGGAATAACCGAGTGTGGCGAATGCGGCGGTATTTTATATACGTCAACTACTGACCCGAGAGAGCAAGCCGAACTGATAGGAAAGTTGGGGGGAGCACTGGAGTTCTTTATGAGCTCGCCTGACCACGAAAAGATTATTTATTGCAAGGCACTAAAAGAATACCGAGAATGGAGGGATAAACATGCTACCTAAATTCCCTGAAGAAGACGGCGAATTCCAACTGACTGAAGCGCAGTGGCAGGAACTACGCAATGGAATGAGTGAACTGCACGAAGGCGGCGGCTGGGGCTGCATACGGCTGGAATTCAAAAACCATCAATTAGTGTTCATCAAGCGCGAGGTGGTGAAGATGGTCGGATCGCGCACGTATGATGAATATTAAGTAGTATAATATGGGTGCTTAAGAACACAGAATAAGATAGTGGAGTTGAAGCCGCTTTTTACCGCTGTGTTCTTAAGCAAAACACTATCTGGTAGAGAGCGGCTTCAAATTATTAATAAAATGGAAAATATAAACACCTGTTTGGTATGCGGAAAAACAAAACCGATAAGCGAGTTTATTAGTGAGCGCAGGCTCTGGTGTAAAGACTGTAAACAAAAATATATGGAGAACTATCGTAAATCAGAAGAATACCAGGAGCGCCATAAAACATATATGAAAGAATATAGGAGATTGCACAGAAGAAAGACAACCGTTCGCGTTCGTACAAATGTTTTATCGAGAGATGATTATAGGCATGAATACTATTTAAAAAATAAAGACAAACTTTATGCACAATCAAGAGAAGCAATAAAAAGATACTATAAAACCGAAAAAGGCAAGGCGTATAAAGCAAGAAAACACCACGAAAGAAGGGCTAAAATTAACGGCTTGTTATGTGATTTAACCGCTGGGCAGTGGGAAGAAATAAGGGTGAGTCAAAACTACAGGTGTAATATTTGCGGAGAAGAGAAGCCATTGCATCGAGATCACATTATCCCTGTTAGTAAGGGCGGTCATTTTACAAAATCCAATATTCAGGGGCTGTGCCGAAATTGTAATTCGAGAAAAAGCAATAAAATAATAATAAACGAATTGTGATATAATCTAATTGTAATTTAGCGAGAGAAGAACCCGCTGGACATCCGTGTATATTCGGATGAACAGACGGGTTTTTTAATTAACAAAGGAGCAAATTAATGAGTGATCTGTTAGAGCAAATCATTGTCATCATCGCCAATAGCGGTCTGCCCGTGCTATTAGCGAACCTGGCCAAGAACTTCTTCCCAACAATGGACGGCAAAACCGACAAGATCGTAAATGTATTGGTTCTGCTTGCCTTTGCAGGTGCGTGGTTCTACGGCTATTACAATCCGGACGTGCTTGCGGACTTGCTGAATATCTATGGCGCAAAACTGACGCAAATTGTCGGCATCGTTCAGGGCGTAATCACCCTGCTGTTAAGTCTTGGACTTACCAAACCGATATACGCCGCCGTCAAGAACCGCATCCCGTTATTGGGCAAGTCGTTCAACACAAAGTAGGAGTATAGGGGTTTATGCCCCTCTATTCACCTGGCGGCTTATGTGCGCCGTACGTGATCCATAGCGCACCGCCGGACGCCCTCCTCGCCCGCTGCCGCCAGGGTTTGCAATTATGAGCTATTTTACTATCGGCTTTAAGCTGTTCATATTCAACATCCTGTTCATGCTGGATATATGCCCGTTCTACTGGAAGTTGATATTTGAGCAGCCGGATGATTGTGATGGAATTATGTTGGCGGTGGGGCCTTTATGGATTGCCGTTCTTGCATAACCATGAAGCAACTCAACGAGCGGACCGCCTTCTACTGCGGCAAGGTGTATATCCAACAGAAGGACTATCTCGGCATTGTGCTGGACGAGGTGGAGGTTATCTATTTAAGCCCGCAGGCGTTAGTTGACACCGCTAATTATATGAGTCATGTAAATTGAATCCATTAACCAACTTCCCTGCAATCATAGCGCGAGTACAAACAATGGCAGATAAAAGTATTCGTGTTGTGATGGACTTACCAGAGACGGAAACGGAGCAATTATCCAAACTGCACCTATTGATGACGTCTGATACCTATTTGCGCGTGGTTATTTATGATGCGGAAGAGTATTTGTCTGCTAACAGGAAATAACAGAAAATGGCGCGATTTCAACCAGGACAATCAGGCAATCCTTCGGGACGCCCAAAACATCAGCAACGCTATCTTAAGTCATTAGTCAGACTTGTCAAGCGCGATGATTGGCAGGGCATCGTGCTAAAGGCGATCGAGCAGGCGCGGCGTGGAGATAAGTCAGCGCGTCAATTCCTTGCTGACTATTGTCTTGGCAAGCCGGCACAACAGATAGATATAGGTGATGACAACAAAGTAACGATTGAAGTAGTGCATGTCAACGATGCAGATATTCCTACCGAAACTACATGAACACCAACGGCGCGTCAAGGCGGAACGTAAGCGATTCAATGTCTATGATTGCGGCAGACGCTGGGGCAAGAATACGCTGGGGCATGAATTGATAAGCGATGTAGTTATTGACATGCACTTGCCGTTTGGCTGGTTTGCGCCAACCAATAAGTTTTTGGCTGAAACCTGGCGGGATGTAAAGAACATATTCCAGCCAGCTATCAAGGATAAAAGTGAACAGGAACACCGCATTGAATTGATAAACGGGGGCGTGTTGGAGTGCTGGTCGCTTGAAATTGATGGTGCGGGCAGAAGCAGAAAATATAAAGGGATTGCAATAGACGAGGCGGCTTTAGTTCCAACTCTGATGGAAAAGTTAGAGAACGACATATTGGCCACGCTTGCCGATTACGATGGCAATGCCGATATATTCAGCACGCCAAAGGGATTCAACGTCTTTCATCAGTTGTGGAGCAAGGGGCAAGACAAGGACAGCAAGGAGTGGAAATCTTGGCCGCCAATGCCAACGTCAATGAACCCCTTTATTTCAAAGTCGTTTATTGAAATGTCGCGCCAAAACATGAGTGCCAGCGCATTCAATCAAGAGTTTTTAGCGCTATTTCTTGACGATGCCGGCCTTGTTTTCAGGCGTGTAATGGAAGCAATAACCGCCAAGTGGCAGGACAAACCGCCAGATGTAGCCCAACCCAACGAATTTGGCGAAGGTGCGGGAGAGCCGCATAAGTACGTGTTCGGCGTGGACTGGGGCAAGTCTAATGACTGGACGGTTGTAATGGTGCTGGACTTATTGACGCGCGAAGTGGTGAACTATGACCGATTCAACCAGATAGATTACCACGTACAGAGGCAGCGATTAGAGGCATTATACAAGGTATTCAAGCCTGACATTATCATCGCGGAGCGCAATGCAATGGGTGATCCTATCATAGAGGAATTACAGCGTAGCGGTATGCCGGTACAGCCGTTCACCACAACGCAGGCAAGCAAAATCAAGGCGATTGAGGACTTATCGCTGGCGTTCGAGCAAGGGGACATAAAGATACCGAATGACCAGACATTGATTAGTGAACTGCAATCCTACGCCGGCGAACGATTGCCAAGTGGCATTATGCGCTACAACGCACCATCAGGGCTGCACGATGACTGCGTTATGGCGTTGGCGTTGGCGTGGCAGGGATGCGCGAAAGAAACGACAATAATTGATAACCCTTTCTATAACTAAAGGTGAACAATGGGGATATTAGATTCGATACGTAATGGAATGAGAACATGGCTGGGCGTGTATGACACCGGCTATGATGAATTCCGCGAACGGCAGGAAAAGACGGCGCTGGAAAGGGATTACCGGCTGGGCTTTCAGCGGCGCATGTTAAAGACAAAAACAGGACAGCCAGATGACAATATATTCGTCAACTTCGTGGGGCTGTTGGTTGATAGAAGCGTAAGCGGCTTATTCGGTGAGGGCATTACCTTTGAATTGCCGGGCGGGAACATTGAAACGAAGGTCAAGGGCAAGAAGGTCATCAAGCAATCCAACGAGCAAATATACATTGAAAAAGTATGGGACTTGAATAAGCAGGAGATACTACTGCACAAGTCAGCACTATTGGCAAGCGAAAGCGGCACAGGTTATATCAAGGTACAGCCGGATGGGATTGTGGACAAGGACGGCAAGACATATCCAAGACTGATTCCGTTGGATCCGCTGTATATGACAATGGAGACCACGCCGCACGATTGCGACACGGTCATACGGTACATCATTCGCTACAACTATATGCGCGGGGATGATGAGATTGCGTTTAAGGAAGTTACCGAACTTAATGATAAGGGTAAGTGGGAAGTCATTACCTACGAGGATTCAGGCAGTGGGTATGTAGAACTATCCCGCGAAACATGGGAGTACGGCTGGCCACCCATTATTCACTGGCAGAACTTACCGACTGCTGGATCGCCTTATGGACAGGCCGATATTACCGATGATGTCATCATGTTACAGGACAGGTTGAATTTCATCGCGTCCAACATCAGCAAGATCATCCGCTTTCATGCGCACCCCAAGACATACACCATCAATGCTAATCCACCAAAAGAAAACTCATGGGGTGGCGACCAGATGATTCAATTCTCTGGTTCGGACGTGGTGGTTTCCAATCTTGAAATGCAATCTGACTTGGCTTCCAGTCAGGCGTTTTTCTTATCAATGCGTCAAGCGTTATTCGACATTACCCGCACGGTGGACATTGACAGCATTGCCGATAAGTTAGGCGCATTGACCAACTTTGGCTTGAAAGTGTTGTACCAGGATGCATTATCCAAGATCAATACCAAACGCGAACTGTATGGGGACGCACTGATTGAATTGAATAGCCGGCTGTTAGAGATGAACGGGATGAACAATGATGCGGGTGAGATATTGTGGCCTGATGTGTTGCCCGTGAATGGAAAGGAACAATCCGAAGAATTAAAGGTGGATATTGAATTAGGGCTGACTACACCCCAGACAGCGTCCGCAATCAAGGGTTACGACTGGGAAGTTGAACAGGAGCGCAAGGCAGAGAATAGCGAGAATAATATGAGTGTTGGAGAAGCAATATTGACACAATTTCAGAGAGGACAAGAGCAATGAAATGTAACTGTGGGGCAGAGTTAGAGGTATGGAAATCGGTGAAGCGGGACAATGGCGAGGTAACCATCTATTACCGCTGTGGTGCGTGCAAGCATGAAACGTCAGAGGTCATCAACGCCGCGCCTGTATTCAAGGGCAAGAAGGATAGCGAGTCGTTGGCCGACAATCACGCGGATATGACCGACTGAATGAAATGCGAACATTGTAAGTCAACCATGAGTGAGGTTGATCATCACATAGAGTTTGACCGCGAGGGCTATCCCTGGCGCGTGGTGGATTATGAGTGCGCGTGTGGCTTCACCGACAAGCAATACATCAAGGGGCGCGTAGTAGAAGGCGCTGGCAAGAAGCAGCACATAGAATTTGATTAATGGGAGGTCTGCATGGGAGGCAGAGCATACAGCAGGCGCAGGGGGTGTATATGCGCTTGCTTGTAGTTAAGGTGATGAATGTCTGATATTAAGAAATTGGGAGATAACAAAATGAAAAACAAGGTTAGAAAATACGAAGTGGTAAGAGATAATGGCGAGAAGGTATATGTTGAGGCGCAATATTGTTATCAAAAAGAAAACGGCATATTGGTTTTTGGCAATGATGATGCAAGAGTGGGCGAAGAATATAAAAACTCCGTGCAATTAGTTAGTTTGTTTTCTGCTGGGTCATGGGTGTATGTAAACGAAGTTAAGGATAATGTCTAACTACAAAAAACTATGGGACTTGTCCGAGAAGCAACTCGCACTCAAAGCGAGTAAGCCGTATGTGTTCGACAAGGTGCAAGCCAACGATATGCGGATAGTACGTCTTGAATACGACTATGCCTGTAATTTCAACTGCGTGCATTGTTGTGCTAAAGATTACAGGGGCAAGTCAGACAGGCGGGCATTGACGATAGCGGATGTGAGCAAGTTGGCGGTGGACGCTGACAAGTTGGGTTTCTCACAATTTGTTATCAGCGGGGGTGAACCGCTGATCTATCCCGACTTTGATGAGATTGTGGGCGCTATTGATTCGCAGATGTTCTACATCACCACCGATACCAATGGCTGGTATTTGGATGATAAGCGTGCCGAACACCTTGATGATATTGGAGTGGACAAGATACAGGTAAGCATTGATAGTCTGTACGAGGGGGAGCATGACTTCTTCCGTGTGCGCAAGGGATCATGGAAGCGGGCGATGAACGCCGTGAGAGTTTGTAAGGATCACAATATGTATGTCATTGTACAGACGGTGGTTGGCAAGAACAGGGCGCATAGCAGGGAGTTAGTCAATTTCATCGATTACTTCAACAAGATGAACGTGGACGTGTGTGTTCTGTATGCTAAAC